CTTCCATTTTTATATATTATCATGATTCCTAAGAATATCAACAAATTTCTTTGGAAGAATAACATTTAAAGGATATCCTCTAAATAAAGGAGCAATATCTTTAGGATCATATCCAGCTAGACCACATCCGATCTCAGTTACGAGAAATGTAAAATAAGAATTTTTTTCAGCATATATGAGGAACTCTTTCACATAATCATTAATCTCTTCAAAATCCAATGTTTTGATATTATAATCTTTTGTAGGAATAGCATAGGTTTTACCCTCATGACCAACTCCGATTCCCCAAACAGCACCAAATTTATCAAAAGCTAATTTTGCTGCTCCTGCTCCATGAATACCCGATTCATTAGAACCAAATACAAATACCTCTCCATCCTCAAGATGGCTTATTTTTTCTGGTGTAAATCTCATTAAAGGATATTTTACCAGATCCTAATGATTTGCCAATACTTTTATGGACTTTTTTTACAAAATCTTCCCAAGATTTATATTTGGAAGTCTCTGGCTTTGGAAGCTTGTTTAATATTGTTTTTTCTTTTTGCAATTTTTTTATTTCTTTTAAGCATCTTTCTAAAATCAGGAGAAATCATAAAAAGAAACCCCACAAAGCCAAATGCCAATAAAAACAAGGAAACATGTGCTATTACTTCCATTTGATTCATAATAATATTTATATACTATATTACAAAATCGTAACAATTCAAATAAATAATTTCATGCCTCCTAGAATTAGTAAAAATGGAAAAAAACATGATACTATTGAACATTGGTTAGGTCATCATAATCGAAAATTCGAAATGTTGAGAACCATTACAAGTTTAATTAGTGCCTTTTCCTCTACAATAGTTCTATTAAAACTATTCAAAGTTATTTAAGCTTCGCAGGATTTGCAAGTCATAATCGAACGAGCAAGTTCCTTTGCAGGATTTGTTGAACGCTGATAGTAAAGACTCTTGATGCCTTGTTCCCAAGCAAAGATGTTAAGTTCATTAACAAGCTTTGGTGGTGTTCCAGCAGGAATTAATACATTTAAACTTTGACCTTGATCGATATACTTTTGACGACCAGCAGCTTGAATGATGATTTCTTTCTGTGAAGTCTCTTCATATGTCTTGAAAACTTCTTTCTCATGATCTGATAAGAAATCCAAATGCTGAACAGATCCACCATGCTTGAGGATATCCATCCATACTTCATCCGTATGCTTACCCTTTTCCTTTAAGAGTTTCTTAAGGTAAGGGTTCTTATATGAGAATTTTCCTTTGGCAAGATCCTTAACATAATAGTTACTATTATTAGGTTCAATACTTGGTGATACCTGTCCTAGAATAAATGATGATGAAGTTGTAGGAGCTACAGCAAGTGTTGTAGTGTTTCTACGACCATATCCTTTAAGGATTTCTGGCTCACCATATTTTTGGGCAAGATCAGCAGTAGCTTTATCTGCTCTCTCACGAATCGTTTTCCAAATAGTGTTATTAAGAAACTTTGCTTCCATTGATTCAAATGCAATCATTTTTGATTGTAGAAGAGAATGCCATCCAAGAACACCAAGACCTAATGCACGATGACGAATAGCAAACTTACGAGGAGCATCCATAAATTTCATACCCTCAGTTTTTTCAATAAACTCTTCCATGACTGCATCCAAAAACCAGATCATGGTTTCCACTGCATCAGTATCCTTCCAATCCTCCCAACGCTCAAGATTCATTGAAGATAAATCACACACGAATGATTCATCCTCACTATTAGGAAGCATGATTTCTGAACAAAGATTACTATGATGAATCGTTAGTCCCTTGTCTTTATAAACTTGAGGAGCTTGGTTATTTGCATTGTCTTTGAAAAAGATATAAGGATATCCAGATTCAAAACGCTTCTTAATAACAAGACCCCAAATTCTACGCTTTTCCTTGTCTCCATCAATCATGGACTTCATCCAATCGTCTGTAATAGAAACACCGATTGAAAGATTTTGAATAGCATTTCCTTCACCACGGATTTGAAGGAATTCTTCAATATCACCATGATCGATTGGGAGGTAAGCAGCAAATGATCCACGACGAACATTACCCTGAGAAACAACATTCATTAGTGATTCAAACATTTCCATGAAATGGACAGAACCAGTGGATTCACCACCAGAAGAAATAGGAGTACCTCTAGAACGAAGAGCACCAAATGTAGCAGAAGTTCCACCACCAACTTTTGTCATCATTCCAACTTCGGAAATCTTTTCCAAAATTCCTTCCATCGTATCAGGAACAAAAGATCCAAAGCATGAAATAGGAAGTCCACGCTTACGACCAAAGTTTGACCAAATAGGAGATGCAAGAGAATAAAATCCACGATGCATATAATCCTCAAACTTTTTTGCAAAACCAGATTTAATCAAAATCTTTTCAGCAGTTTTTGCTATATCATGAATACGTTGTTCTGGTGTTTCTCCTTCTAGCAAATAACCTCTCTGTAAGAACTTTCGGGAATCTTTATTAAGCCAATAAATGTCGGATTGCTGCGTTTCGGTACTCATAAAATTTGATATCTATATCTTAGCAGATTGCTGAACAATAGCAATCAAATTTTGGGATTATTTTCTTCACGCTCATAAGGTGGAGCGAATTGTATTGCTAATTCTTTCCATTCTTGTCCCCATTGTCTTATAGCAGCAGCATTTTGTCTAATGTCTTCTAATAATCCTTGATTTCCATAGCCAACTAAATATGATAATTTATGTTCTACGGTTGATAGCATATCACGAAGTTCATCCTCATCTGCTCTTTCGTAGTTTCTTATAGTTTTATATATTTCTGTAATATCCTTAACTGCTTCATCTATCATCGGACAAGTATCTGGTGGTTGTTTTGAAATACCAAATCTATATTCACTAGTTTTATCTTTTACTTCATTATAAGCATTTTCTAATAGAATAGAATCGTTGTCTCTCATAAATTAATACTTAGTTTGGTTTTCTCTTTTCTTTTAGCCCAAGCTAGTTTCATTTTTTCTCTGGTTGATTCGTCGTGAGTTTTACCATACATGCCATTATTTTCACCACTATTAACTTTTTTTAGTTTTTCTCTTGTCTCTTCAGAAATAGGATTTTTTTTATAGAATTCTATCATTCTAAGTCTTTGTTCTTCTTTTGTTTTTTCATTCCAATATCTTTTGTTGAATTCTTTTCTTTGTTGTCTTTGTTTATCTGAAATCCAAGGTAAACCTTTTTTTCTGCGAGTTTCTACCATTTTTTTCCAAGATTCTTTACTTCTTTTCTTTAAGGCTTCTTTTTGTTTTTCTATGGTTTGTTTTGATTTAGGTTTTCTCATTTTATTCTTTGTAGCTTCCGATAATCTATAACCTCCTTTGTTTACAAAGTTTTTACCACCATTATGTTTATTAAAAAATCTTGGATTTTCAGCAGCATTTACTTTTATTAAGAATCTTGATTCATAATATAAAGTTTCTTCTGGTGATTTAAAATGTTTAACTTTTAAAACATCAAACGAATCTAATCCATCTTTTTTTATCAACTCTTTAATAACTTTTGATGTAGTTTTATAACCATATTCAGTCATTAAATTTGATGAATCTGCTGATGAATTTATTTTACAACCAGCATAATATTTTTTAGTTGGTTTATGTCTTATAATATAAAAATACGGATTTCCCATATTTATATTTACTCCACTAGACCAGTGGAGTATTAAAATAATTCAGATTCGTCGAAACATTGAGATTTTTTAGAGTACTCAGTGGGACGACTTGAAAAAAAATCAACCATATTATTTCCAAGTAATTCTTCTGTAAACCATTTTGTTTCTTTAAGAAGATCCTTATCAACTTCAAATGCTTTTCTAAAACCAATTTGAACAAGAGATTCATTTATACGATTCTTAATAAATTCCTTAACGATAGGTGCTGTTAAACCATCTTCTTGTATTCCATTGATCATCCAATCAACAATCTTTGCTTCAGACTTAAATGCTTCCTCTGCTTCAGAAACAATCTTATTCTCAAGCTCTTCATCAAAAAGCTCTGGATATTCAGAACGAATTGTGTTGATGATTTTGATACCAACAAGAGCATGAATGTTTTCTTCATTACGAGTGTACTTTACTTGCTGGTCTGTATCTTTAAGAACATTCTTAAAACGAGCAAACCAATTGATTACATAGAACTGTGAAAACAGTGACACATTTTCGACAAATAAAGTAAAGAGAATGATTGCATAAAGGTACTGCTTTTTTGAATCCTTATAATACTTGTGAGTGTATTTGCGGAGATATTTTACACGACCTTCGATCCATTCGAGTTTAAGATTCTTTTCAAAAACATCTTCAAGACCAAGAACAGAAATCAAACGCTCATAGGCATTATTGTGAATAACTTCTGTATTTGCCATAACATATCCAAGATCTTGCATGGCAGGATGTGGAAGATTCTCCCCAAGCTTTGCCCAAAAGGTCTTAACTGCAATTTCAATCTGACCAATAGCAGAAAGAGTACGAATAATAATCTCTCTTTCCTGTTCTGTTAAATTAACTTTAAACTGTTGAACATCAGATTTGAAAGAGAATTCTTTATCTGTCCAAAATCCATTGTGCATGGATTCAATAAATTCATCTGTCCAAGGGTAAAGGTTAGGTTTGCGTGAAATTTGTTCTTCGAATATCATATGTTTATTTATGGAATTTTATTTGTTTTTCTTGGGTCTTGCAACTCTTTTGTTTTTATTTTTTTTAGTTTTCTTTGCTCTTTTTTCTTTTAATGTCTTTGAAAGTTCTGCTTTGTATAATTTTCCAGAAAGATGCATTAAAAATTTTGTTGTATCTAATAGAGATACATTGTTTATAAGTCTGGATTCTACATATATAACTTGTGTTTCGCTCCATTCTGGATATAGATAATGGACACACTCATGATATGCTGTGCGTATGAATTCTTTTCTGTGGTCGAATTCCAGAACATCTTGTTCATAATCACAGATGCCATGACATTCTCTCATTTTTCTAAAAATAAAGAACTCAGGTGGTTTCCTCTTTACGAGTCTTAAACACTGGTTATATATGGACTGCACATCTTCGATTTGTAGTTTTTCCATATCTAATAATTATAGGCAAAGGAGGGTAGTTGTAAAGCACAATTTCGTAATATAAATTATTGTTGCAAAACCCTTTCTTTCATCTATACTATAGCCATGTTTTCATTGAACAAATCAAAAATCAGTGCTCCTTTTGAAGCAGAAGAAATTAAAAATATTTCTTTTTATAACCTAGTGAATGACAACGAGTTTCCTATTAGGAGATATATTCAGCATAACTACAATTGCTGTCCTAGTTTCTTGTATTTTGATGATGAATTTGGTGGTGATATCTTTAAATTCCTTACAGAAAAGGGTAAAATGCTTTCTTTTACTTCTGTAGGTAGACTTCCTTTTCTCAAGGAAGACACCTATAAAGGTCTTAGGGGCGGAACCTTTTGGTTCTCTTATAAGAATGTCTATGTTCGTCTGTCATTGAAAGATCAACCAGATGAGCAAGAAATTGGATATATCACTTCTAGTCTTTCACATCCTCCGCAAAATCTAGATTTGTTGGGAGGTAGTGATGAGGAAAAGCAGTATGAAAATACAGACAAGAAGATATTCTCTCTTACTATTGCAGCACCAGCTACTGTGCAAAAGTTTCCAGTTGAAGACTTTGAGAAATTTATTGTAAAAACAACAAGAGGAAAAGTTCACATCTTTATTAAGAACCAGTATGGTGATTATGATTTTGAACCCATCACTGTTGAATCGAATCCTGATTTGGATCTTGCTCTCAATTATGGTGAAGGATTTAAAGAAATTAATGAAACTATGATTAATAGGCTTAAGGAAAAGCCTAGTGGATTGTATATGTTTCACGGATCACCGGGTACTGGTAAAACCACTTATATCAAGTATTTAACAAATAAAGTTGATCGTGATTTTATCTATGTTCCTACTAACATGTTGGAATATTTCACTACTGATCCTAATAGTCTTTCTATTCTTCTTCGTAAGCCAAATTCTATTCTTGTATTAGAAGATGCAGAAAAGGCAATTATGAAGCGTGAAGACACTGGTGGTAATTCTCCTGTATCATCTCTTCTTAACCTTTCTGATGGTATCATGAGTGATATCATGAAGACTGCTATCATTCTTACATATAACTGCCCAAAGCAGGATATTGATGAGGCACTTCGTCGTAAAGGTAGACTCCAAATGGATTATGAATTTGGTCTCCTTAAAATGAATGATGCTAAGAAACTTGCAGCTAGTCTTGATTTTCCTGAAGATTTTATTGATCAGGAAATCAAAGAAGATATGTCTCTTGCAGATATCTATAATCTAAAAACCAAAGTAGACTTCCAAGAAAAGAAAGAAAAGAAGTCTGATCGTATCATTGGATTTGGTTCATGATAAATTTTAATCCTCCAAATCTACAGACACTTGTAGAATTGTATGATTCCTTTTCAGGTATTAAATACTTTGATAAAGATCATACATATGAAATAAATGGTGAGAAAGCTGTAACTTCTGTTTCTGGTCTAATAGGAAGATATGAGAAACCATTTGATTCTAAAAAGATAGCTGGTAATGTTGCTAGAAAAGAAGGTGTTTCTGTAGAAACAATTCTAGAAAGATGGGAATATGGCAAGAATTATTCTTGCCATAAAGGTTCCGAATTTCATCTTTATGTTGAGAATTTTCTAGAAAGACGTTTTGCACCTTTGGATAGAGAAGCAATAATAAATTTTATTAGTGGCAGTGCAGGATATAATAAAGAAGATTTAGAAAAATATTATCAAGAAATGGCTTTGCTTATTAAAAATTTTAAAAATTTTTATGAATGGTGGAAACAAGATTATATACTAGTAAAATCTGAATTTGTTGTTGGTGATGCAAGATCAAAAGTTTGTGGAACCATTGATAATCTTTCATATAACAAAAAAACAAATGAATTTGCTTTGTTTGATTATAAAACAAACAAAAAAATTAATCGTAAGAATGATTATGGTGAAAACTTATTACAACCATTTAACCATATTCCAAAATGTGAACTTGCAAAATATAGTCTTCAACTTTGGCTTTATAAATTAATTTTCGAAAGAAATTCACCTTTTCAGATTGGTGAATTGGGTATTGTTTGGGTTGCTGGTGAAGATGATTATGAATTAATCAAAGCAATAGATTATAGAAAAGAAGCTACTCAAATGTTGGAAAGTGTTTGTAAGTAATGATATGAATAATAAAGATTTAGTAAATTTAACAGAGGCTTATCAGCATATTTTAATTAAAGAAAATGAACAAAATAGTAATGATGTTTTGGACAATTTAATCCATGAACTTATTGGTATATTATCTCCAGAATTAAAAGATGATGTAGATTACGAAAGTGCAGTAGAAGAAATAAAAGAAAAAGTTTCAGATGTTGTACATAACATATCAACACAATACTTGAATCAAGAAGAGGGCGATGAAGATTATGGTTATTATGGCGAATCTAGCAAAAAGGTAAATCCTTGGGCTGTTGCTAAATCAATAGCTAAAAAAGAACATCTCGGTCCTAAAAAGGAAGAAAAGATCGTAAAGGCTGTTAAAAAAAGTGCTAAAAAATATGGCAAAAAAATAACATCAGATAAGGTTGAAAAAAAGAAATAAAAAAAATTTCTTGAAATGTAATCAAACAAAGGTAAATATTTTTACAACATTATGTCACTCATCAAACAATACATGTCAATATTAAACGAAGATAAGAGCTTCACATCATCTGGCGTAGCCGTTGATAATACAGGAGAACTTGAAGGTGCTGAAAAGGCAAAGGAAAGTGCTCTCCCTAAAAATTCTGGCCCAGAAGCTGTTGAAGTTGAGAAGCCCGTTAAGGGACCACACTCCGAAGTAGAGCCTGATGCTCTTCCAAAGGCTGTAAATGCAGAATCAAAGAATCCATTTGATCTCCTTTACAACAAGATCCTTGCTGAAGAAGCTTTTGGTGACGAAGAGGGTGATACATTTGATTTCGAAGGTGAAATCGACGATGCTGGAGATGATTTTGAATCCGATCTCGAATCACCAGAAGGCACAGAAGAGCACGAAGAGGGTGAAGAGGAAGGTCTCGAAGCCGTTCTCGATCATCTTAAGAATGCAGTAGCAACACTTGAAAAGCTTGTAGGTTCAGCCGAAGAGGATATTGATGAGGTATCCGATGAAGGTGAAGAAGAAGAAAACGACCTCGATCATGAAGAGGGAGAAGCTGAAGATGTTGCAACAGCAGAGGAATCTGTAGAAGCTGAATACGAAGGACATGCTCTCGTAGATCAGGAAAAACTCGAAAAAGGTCTTAATAAGCCTTCCAGTAGAGAAGTGAAGGGTGCAGTTCCTGTTACAAAGAAGAAAGCCGAAGTAGTTAAGGGTAAGAAAGTTAACGGAAAGCCTGAAGTTCTCGGTGGAAATCCAGAAGAACTCACCAGCAAAGCTAAACAGAATGTTGGCGGAGTAACTGTTGGAAAGACACTCTTCGATCAGTAATTCATAAATAAATAAATATCAAAAGAAATTCCGAGACAATGTCTCGGAATTTTTTTTGTTTGGGTAAGTATCTAAAACATGGATAATTTTTCTACATTCTTTAATATAGCCAAAGAAAAGGCTACACCTAATACCAGAAAGCATCACCAGAATTTAGCTCGTGGTATGGACAGAAAGCATCATAATCAAGTTGCTAGATGTTATGGACATGAAGGTAAAAAGGAACATCAATTAATAGATAACATAGTAAAGGGTAAAAGAAATGGTAAATGGAATATCAATCCTGTACAGGCTAAAGAGATTTTAACCACTTATGGTATAAAACACATACCTGATAAAAATTATTCAAAAGCAATTAATAGAACAGGAATAAACATCAATTATGATGCTACTTCAAAACTGTTTAATCTAACTAAAAACTCATAATATGGAAACCTTAAGGTATCTTAATAAGCAAGTTAACCAATATGAAAGACAAAATTTTTCTAATTGGTGGCTAGAGCAAATAAACATTTATGGACAAGAAATAGTTTATTATTCTAATACAACTAGCCTTTCTGCTTCAAACTTCTTATATGGGGAAGATGCTCCTGCTGGTTTTACAAATGGTAATAAAATGGTTGTTTTGCTTAATCTCAACAATGATTCTATTTTATTATCTAAGTTTGGAATAGTTGCAGATAGTGATGTAGCTGGTGTTATTCATCCTACATCATATACAATGGTATTTGGATTATCTTCAGAACCAAAAGCTGGAGATGTTATGACTCTTTCAGAGTATGGTGCAGATCGTTTGAATTATCCAAAAAGAGGAGCAACTGTTTATCAATTAACAGAAGTAATTGATGAATTTCAAGGAAACCCTTTAGGTGGTCACTATGTTTGGTTCTTCAAAGCAAAACGTTACGACTACAGCTACGCTCCAAATGGGCCTACATCAGGATTGGGTAATGTTGCTATTGATGATAATGACAAAGCTGATCAAGCAAGTCTTAATAATTTTGATTACATTAATGACAATCCATGTGATAACACATCTGTCTATGGAAGTTACTAGATAACTTCTGTTTCAAACTTATAATCATTCTCTTCAGAATAACAGATTTCAATATTATACTCTTGCTGAAGAATCTTTTTCATGATGATATCTTGAGTTGATTCAATATAATCACGAATAGCTTTTGGTTTATATACTATGCTATCTGGAGAAATTCCTTTCTCTTCAGCTTTGTCAGCAACCATGTTTACTGCTTCGTAGAGAGCAATCCACTTTGAAAGATTGGATGCTTCTGTATTTGCGTTCTCCCACCAAGATAGGGTTTTAGTTGTTTTGTTTTTCATGATTAGATTTTTGGTGGAAGTCCTCCTGCTGGATTAGGAGTTGGTGGAGCTAGATTAATATCTATAGGTTCTGTAGTTCTAGCAACTGTAAAATTGATATTAACTACACTCTTTTTCTGGCAATTTTCACAAACAAATTCAACACGCTCATTTTCATCAGGGATAAAGGTAATAACATTAGGTTTCTTACAATATGCACATTCCAAAAGACTAGAAAGTTGCTCAAGCTTATCAAGCTCTTTCTGCTTAGTGATTTGTGTAAAATAATTGTTAATAGCAGTACCAATAAAACTAAACAAAATATATTGAATACTAATTGCAATTAAGAATGCAGCAATAAAATTGCCATGAAACATCCATACCGAAAGTGAAATTAAAATGGAAGTTATTAAAACCGTAAAGGTTGATTTAAGAAATAAGATTAAGCTCTGATTTATTTTCATGAGAGCATTATATAACCATTTTATGCAAATGGCAAGAAAAATTAATCAACTGGTTGTACTGGAGATTGGGGAGGAAGCTCTTCTGCTAAATTTGCAACTGTGATAAGAGAAGCACCAACTCTTTCAATGGTTTTAAGAGAAGAATCAATAGCCTTTACCATCTTTTTGATTACTTCTCTCTGCTTCATGTTTAAAGCTGGGTTTTCGTCTACACATCTTTGCATCTTTTTAACAGCAGAAACAAGATAAACAAAGCTATCACTAAGATCATCGTTTACTGTATTAAGAGGCCAAGGTATAGAAGGTGTGTTCTGAGGCTGAAGAGTAGTTGGTGGAAATACTGGAGGGGAACCTGCCTGATAAGGGAAAGAATAGCCATCAGAACTGCTTAATGGTTGATAATCCTTACGAGGAGCTTCACTAGTGGCTCCATATTGACGATTATTCCACAAGCCATCCAATGACTCTTCTAAAACCTTATCAAGATCCATACTTTTAATCAACCTTTCCCATCTTTACGAGATTGCCACATCTGGAGCAAACCCATCTACAAACGTTTTCTACAACTTTTGTAACAGGATTTTGGACTTGTTGAACTTGTCCCTGAACATGTGCTCCACAAAATGTGCATCCGATTGGTCTATTTGTTACTACATTTGGGTTTGTATTCATATTTCTATTTACTTAGTATCACTAGGATTCCAAGTTCTTTTTTCTGGTGCAAACATTTGAGTCTCTTTATGTTGATTCTCTTTGTGATGTTGAGCCTTGTTAGCTTCTTCTGCCTGTACAGAAAGTTGTAATTCTTTAAACTTATGAGTAATGAAGCGACAGAGTTCAGAACGAACAATGTCTTCTTCTCCTAATTCCATACAGAATATACCTTGTTGTCTGGATTCTTCGTTATTGAAGAGATCAAAAACCTTATTAAATCCAGATTTACCATGAGGAAGATCTGACTGTTCTGGATCACCACAAAGGAAAACCTTTGAGAATTCACCAATACGACTCATAAGAGTATGAATCTCTCTGCGTGAGAAGTTCTGTACTTCATCAGCACATACAAACTTTGCAGAGAAGTGAAGACCTCTAGCAAAGTTAATAGGACAAATTGTTAATCTATTATCTTTTTGAAGTCTGTCTAATTGAGCCTTACAGAGAAGTTCTTCAAACTTGTCATGGAAAGGTGTGAGATAAACAGCAATCTTTTCATCAAGAGTACCGGGCAAGAAACCAAGTTTTGAATCTGAAGATTCTACTGCTGATCTTACAAGAACCATATCGGAAATTCTTCTCATATTGAGAAGAGTTAATCCACAATACATGGCAAGAGTGGTTTTGGAAGTACCTGCTGGACCTTTTAATAAGAGGACTTTTGTCCCTTTATCTAAGAATCTTGCAATGATACTCTTTTGATTTTCAGTCCAAGGAAGATTTTTAATTGTTAAATCAAATGAGATTTTATCTCTTTGAAATACATAAGGAGAATTATCTTTTTTTTCTCCACCCTCACTAGGTACGCTGGTTTCGTGGTTGATTCTTCCAGATTGTTTTCTGTCAGAACCCTTTTTGGGACGCATTTTTTTGCTCATATGTTTACATTCTATTTCTAGAATGTGTACTAATATTTATTAAGCACTTGGTTGATTTAGCGGATTATATTGCGTAGCGTTTGGTTGTTCTGATTCTGAATTGTTTTCATCAGAACTTGAAGATGATTCATTATCTTCTTTCTTTTCTGGCTCTTCTTGTTTAGGGCTGATTTTATCAGCAAAAGAAAGATATGCTTCTTTTTCGTGATCCTGTAAATCTGGATTTTCAGGATTGTTTTTGATTTTATCGAATGCACTATGAAGAGGATTGTCTGGTGTAGTATTTGTAGTACCAGTTGTAGAAGCCTTTGATGAGCTACCAAATAAATCTTTAGCAAGATCTCTAGCATTTGCATTACCCTGTACTTGCCCACTATTATTCAAAGCAGTGTTAATTGCATTGACTGCTTGCTTTATTACTGGATTGTTTGCATCTTGTATTCCTTCTTCGAGTTGGGTTACAGATCTTTTGATTATTTTGTCAAATTTGCTCATTTCATATATAATTATACATAGACTTTGCTTTTGTATCAAGTTTTTGAAAAAATATTTAAAATGGTAATCAAAAGAAGGTAAATAGTATTATACAATTTATGTCAACATTAACACTAGCATCACCCGGCGTACAAATCAATGAAGTAGATCTTAGCGTAATTGCTCGTCCTACTGGAGCAACAAATGTCTTTGTTACAGGCTTTGCAAACCAAGGACCAACAGATGAACTTATAAGCGTTGGTAGTATTTCCGAATTTGAAAGCATTTTTGGAACACCAACAAATGCAGCAGAAAGATATCTTTATAATTCTGCTCGTCAACTTTTGACACAATCTCCTGCTAATCTCTTGGTAACAAGAATGCCTTATGGTTCTGGTGTTGGTGCAGGATTCTCAAATCAATATACAGCCCTTGTATATCCTCTTTCAAGTGATGGAGCAACATATGCAACATCTTCAAACTTTAAGGTACTTGCTCCTTATTCTGTTCTCTTAACTGATGACCAATACCTCAACATTGTTGAAAACAACATCACATGGTCACAAAGTTATGTAAGTGGACCTGTTCAAACCTTTGCTGATATTCAGGCAAAGGGTGGTATCGTTGTTCTTGATGAAGCCAAAACTTCAATTAGTGGTGCTTATGAAGGTTACTATGTTGGTCTTGCTGATAATTCAAACAACAATCCAGCTACAGACTTCAATGCAATCACTGGTATTCAGGCTGCAAACACAATCGTAAATGGAACTTATCAGACATTTACTACAGTACCAAGCACAAGACTCAACTTTAGCTTAACCCAAGCATTCTCTGCTGCTGGAACAAGTGTTTCTCAGACCATTGAGCAATACCCAACACAGTATGACTTCGGTCTTCCTTTCTATAATGATTGCTTAACATTAATGCTCTATAAAGTCAGAACATCTATCTACAATCAAGACACAGTTGTTCTTGATGCAATCGTTTCTGAAGGTTATACAGGATCTCTGTATGCACAACGTACACAGAATAACCAAAAGGGTGGATCACCTGTTTCATTCTTCTTGGACAACATCGCTAACCAAGTTTCTTCAAGTCTTAAGGTTGTTACAAATCCTTATGTTACAAACACAGGATCATGGGTAAATTCAGATGGTACTCCTGCAAAGACAGTTCGTGTAGATAATTCTGCTAAGAATCTCTATTCAGAAGGTGTTTATATCTCTGCTACAGATCCTGTAGCTGATGATGTTGGAAACATCCCTCAGAAGCTCCAGAGAATCCTCAACAATGTTGATACATTAGATCAAGACCTTGATCTTACAGTAGAAGCTGGTCTCGGAACAATTTGGGCTAGTGCAAAGGCAAGACAAGCAGATGCTAACTATGGTAATGGATCTGGTGCATACATCTTTGATGAAAACTACAATGTTGATATCAGTGTCCTCAAAACACAGACAAATAACCCTGTAGGTGGAGTTGCTGCTGATTATCAAAATGTTGCAAACCAATTCGTAGCATTTGCTGATTCAACAAGAAAAGATCATGTCTTCATTGCTGATCCTTTAAGAAACATCTTTGTACAGGGACAAAACACAAAGGCAAGTGATGCATCATCATATGTCTTCTCAAGTGATGTATATTGGCCCGTCAAGAATCTCTTCGGAAGCATTGAATCTAGTTATGTAGCAACCTACGGAAACTGGATCAAGATCAATGATACAACTTCAAATAAGCAGATTTGGGCTCCAGCTTCAGCATGGGTAGCAGCAGTAATTGCTA